GATGTGGCCGTGATTGCCCAACAAGTTCCGGATGCGGTGCTTGACTCGCAGCAAGCGCAAGCGGAGCTGGGTGATGCCATCGCAGCTTCCGACGCAGCCAGCACGCTGGTTGATACGGAAGTGGCTCGCGATGAAGCGGCTGTTGCAGCCGTAGATGCGGCCGTGGAACAGGTGGCGGCTGTCGAAGAGCAGGTTGCTGCGGTTGACCAAGCAGTTGCCGATGCAGCTGCAATCGTTCCGGAAGCGCCGGCAGGCTAATCCATCTTTACGAGGGGGAGTGATAGGGTCGGGTGGGCAGAACGCCTTCCCGGCCCTATTTGCATCCAGGGGGAATAATGGACAACGCTGAGATCATCCGCTCTGAAATAGAACAAAACGCGAACATCATCTACACAGAGATGCGCGAGATGATTATGGAGATGAATCCCTCCATCGCCGCTGTCACTATCGCCATGTCCATGTTGTTCCGTGAGTCCACCAAGATGCTGGTATCGTCCGATTGGACGCTAGGCCAAAGGGACCTCTATGGAGGACTGGCTGAAACGGTAGTGGATAAGAAGATCACAGACGCCTTTAATGAAGCCCTCCAGGAATGCGAGGACTTAGCCAATCCACAACTCTCCTCCGGCGCCTTCCTGATCCACGAGTCAGGGGGCTCAAAGCATTAATGCCGGCTCATATTTTTGAACTTCTCTTTGTCTATTACAAGCTCAAAGTAGAGCTAGGAAGGCCTCCGACCACGGAGGCTTGTGCTCGAGTCCTCGGGATCGATATTTGCACCGTCCTACAACGCAGGGACCGGGCTGTGGCCATCGGTGTGATCGTTGATCCAGGCTTCCTGCCATTTAAGGGAAAGCCGTGGGCGGTCTTCACAGACCGCGGGGCTGATGCCTTCATGGCCATTATGGATGGCCTCGAGGAAGCTCCAGCAAAGCCAGGAACACTACTCTGCACGAACCGGGACATCTTTCCCGATAATCTCCGCTACGTCTATTTACCTATGCCTGAATACTGTGCGTATGTGAAAGAGCTTAGCGGACATGTCCGACAACCCGCTAGCTAATCTCGATCTAGACGCCATCGCCAAGCTTCCCGTTGGAGACCAACGGGAAATCCTTCGCATGCTCGATGAGTTCAAAGCGAAGCGAGATGTCGAGGCAGCCCGCAACACCTTCATGGGTTATGCGCGCTATATGTTCCCTAGGTTTGCTGGCCCGTTTGTAGAGGGGCGCCATCACCGAGAGATGGCTAAAATCTTCGATGGAATTAATCGTGGCGAACTCAAGCGTGTTTGCATTCACCTACCACCTCGTCATACCAAGAGCCTCTTCTGTTCGTGGTTAAATCCAAGTTTCTACTTGGGCCACCACCCTGGGAACAAGATCATCCAGGTCTCTAATACAGCTGAACTTGCTGCCGGTTTTGGTCGTCAAGTTCGTGACACCATGGAGTCTGAGGAGTATCGTTCCCTCTTTGGCGGCGTCAGCATTAAGGCAGACAGTCGCTCCGCCGGCCGCTGGAACACGAACCGTGGGGGCGACTATTACGCTACTGGTATCGGCGGCGCTCTAGCCGGCCGCGGTGCTCACATCCTGAATATCGATGACCCGACATCGGAAGTGCAAGCTCTCGCAGGTCAATACGATCCAAAAATCTTTGATGATGGGTATGAGTGGTACGGCCTTGCTCGTCAGCGACTCCAGCCTAACGGGGTGATCGTAATATGCGCTACGCGCTGGAGTAAGCGAGATATCCCGGGTCAGGTCATCGCGCACGCGATGGACAAAGACAATATAGATGATTGGAAAATCTTTGATTTTCCAGCGGTTTTCGAGGAAACTCAAAATCCTCTTTGGCCCGAATATTGGTCCTACGAAGAACTCATGAAGGTTAAGGCGGAAATTCCGCCAGCGCGCTGGAACGCACAATATCAACAAAAACCAACTACCGAGGGCGGCGCTATCATCAAGCGCGAAGATTGGAAGCCTTGGCCGAAGAGCCAGCTGCCCGCCTTCAGCTATGTGATCGATAGTTGGGATACGGCCTTCACGGCTAAGACAGCGAACAACTTCTCAGCGCGCACGCGCTGGGGGGTGTTTTACCATCCAGATGCTGATGGCCGCTCCAAAGCGGCTGTCATGTTGATCGACTCCTACCGAGATCGTCTCGAGTTCCCGGCCCTCAAAACTCAAGTGAAGGATGACTATGGAACAGGCGATTTCGTGGACCTGATTCTGGTTGAAGGCCGCGGCAGCGGCATATCGCTTATCGATGAATTGATCTATGCCGGTTTCCCGGTGGAAGCGTTCGTTCCGGCCAGAAAGAGCGGCGAATCCAATGACAAGGTGGCCCGAGCGGTAAAGGTTTCCGACATCTTCAGGTCAGGCGTGGTCTTTTACAATACAGATTGCGCCTTAAATGATGTAACTATTGACGAATGCGCTGATCTTCCTCGTGGGGATAACGATGACTTGGCGGATACTGTGACGCAAGCCATCCAACACCTTCGAGATCGGTCGTTTATTGGGTCCAATAACGACACCCACCAGCTGTACGAAGATGATGAGATCGGCAACGTTAGGCCGAGAGGGCGGATTTACTGATGGCTCAATACCAGCGAATAGACCGCGGAGCCGGCGATGCCATGGCGCTCGCCTCGATTGATGACCCCCTTGTTGAAGTCGAGATTGACGAGGCCGGAGAAGACGAAGGCCCGATGTTCGAAGTCATCGACGGTAAGGTGGTAGAGATCGAGCCCGGCGGCATCGCTGGAATTGAAGAAAAAGAGGTTGGCTGGAACGATAATCTAGCTGAAGAGATCGATGACCAAGAGCTAGCGATCCTCTCAAATCAGCTTATACGCGAGTTCGAGGTTGACCTCGATGCTCGCTCAGAATGGTTCTCAACATACCAAAAAGGCCTTGATCTTATTGGCTTAAAGGTTGAGGAGCGCTCTCTCCCCTGGAAGGATGCCTGCGGCGTCTTCCATCCATTGATCGCTGAAGCGCTGATTCGCTACGTCTCGGAAGCGGCTATCGAGCTTTTCCCGCCGCAAGGGCCGGCTCAGTATCGCGCGATAGGCGAATGCGATCCCGCCACCATGAAGCGCGGCAAGCGGGTCAAGGACGAGCTCAACTATCAACTGACAGTGAAGATGCCCGAGAACCGGGACGAACTGGAGCTCACTCTCTGGCGCCAAGCCCTGGCTGGGTCCTGTTTCCGTAAGGTTTATAAGGACCCGATTCTTCGCCGCACCGTCATGAAGATGGTGCCGGCCGATCAGCTGGTTATGGCTTATGGCTGCTCGAACCTTCAGACCTCGTATCGCTATACGCACATTATGGCGAACACGAGTAAGAACGACATTCGCAAGCTGATCAATCTCGGTTTTTACCGAGATATCGAGATTAGCGATGTCGTCTCCTCGAGCTCGGAAACCCAGGAAAAGATTGACGATATCCAGGGTGAGTCGAAGCCATTCGAACTGGACGAGACCAACGATCTGCTTGAAATGTATGTCGACGTTGATCTTCCCGGCTTCGAACATGAAGACGAGAAGGGTAAAGCGACCGGCATTAAGCTGCCGTACATTGTCACCATCGATAAAGAGTCAGAGAAAATCCTGTCTATTTACAGGAACTTCGATGAAGACAACAAGTTCACGAAGCGACGCACGTACTTCTCGCACTACAAGTTTGCCCCGGGTTTCGGCCCGTATGGCACAGGCCTGATCCACCTTCTGGGCGGCGTTTCAGACGCTGCCACGTCTATTCTTCGTCAGTTGGTTGACGCTGGCACAATGAATAACGTGCCGTCTGGCTTCAAGTCCAGAAACCTCCGCATCAAGGGCGATGACGGCCCGCTGCGTCCTGGCGAACTTCGCGACATCGATCTGCCGCCGGGCATGCTCAGTAAGTCCATCGAGTGGGTTCCGACCAAAGAACCAAGCGCTGTCCTGGCGCAACTTCTTGGTGTTCTGGTTGAAGAGGGGCGCCGTGTGGGTTCGCTCTCTGATATGAAGATCGGTGACGCCGGCGGCGCCGGAGCGCCTGTAGGAACGACCCTGGCGCTCATTGAGCGCCATACCCGGGTCATCTCCGCGGTTGGCGTCCGCAATTACATCTCGATGGACTCTGAACTTCGCATGGCGAAGGACATCATCGCCAACGAGATGGACGACCAGTACGAGTACGTCACCGAGGGTGGCGAGAAACAAAGCCGGAAGGAAGACTTCCAGGCTATGAATATCGTTCCCACGGCCGACCCGTCCGGATCGACCATGAGCCAACGTATCATGCGCTTGACCGCAGCTGAGACACTCGCGTCGAAGCAGCCGCAATATTACGACATGCCGTTCCTCCATCGCATGCTGGTGGAAACAATGGAGCTTCCGAACGCAGAGAAGATCGTGCCGCTCCCAGACGAGTTTGTGCCGATTGATCCGGTCTCTGAGAACATGAATATCCTGATGATGCGCCCCGTTAAGGCGCATCTCATTCAGGATCATGAGGCCCACATCGCTGTCCACATGGCGGCGATGCAGGACCCGAAGATGCAACAGATCATCGGACAAAACCCGAATGCAGCGGCCATTCAGGCCGCAGCGATGGCCCACATCTCCGAGCACGTAGCCATGGCTTACCGAGCCAATATTGAGAAAGAGGCAGGTATCACCCTGCCAGCTCCTGGCCAACCGCTCGATCCTGGGGCCGAGGCTGCCCTGGCTCGTGTGTCGGCTGCCGCGGCTGATCGCGTCCTTCAGCGCAATACCGCCGAGGCTAAGGCTGCGATTAACCAGCAAGCTCAGCAGGACCCGATGGTCATGCTGCGTCAGCAAGAGCTCAAGATCAAGGAGATGGATTCTCAGATCAAGCTTTACGGCATCCAAATTAAGAGTGCCGACGACGCCAAGAAGCTAGAAATTCTGGCGCAAAAAGAAATGCTTGAAGGCCGAATTGCTGAAGCTACTCTGGCCCTCCAGGCCGTGGAGCTTCTCATGAAGGACAAGCAGGCCTCCGCTTCGGCCGAAGATCAGAAGCGCAACTCAGAGATCGGGCAAAGGTCGGAGGTCGCAAAACAGACCCTCCAGGCACTAGGCTTGGCTCTGGATACCTTGCATGCAAATGAGGACCGGGATGAACGCAGAGAGAGTTCTAAGGCAACTGCTAGAGCTAATGGCGGAACAGCGAGAGCAACACGCAAAAAACCTACTAACAAATCCTAATGTCGATATTGAAGGCGTTAGGTATTCACAAGGTTACATTAACTCCCTAATTTGGGTTAGCGATAATATTGAAGCGCTCGCTAAAGAAGAGCAAAAGGAAGATATTGATCATGAGTAGTAATTACATGCTTCCTAGCAGGGAAGACTTTATCAAATCTGTAGAGGAAGTCACAAGTCGAGAAGACTTCTCTCTAAAGCCTGCGGGCTGGAAAATTCTGGTTGCCATGCCAGACTACGCGAAGAAGACGAAAGGCGGGATCGAACTTCCCGACGAGTACGTCCAGCGTGAAGAAATGGCCTCTCCTGTTGGGTATGTCGTCGCTCTTGGCGATTCCTGCTATAGGGACGCAGACCGCTTTCCAAGCGGTCCATACTGCAAAGCCGGAGACTTTATCATCATGCGTCCCTACTCGGGTACGCGCGTGGTGCTCCATGAGAAAGAATTCCGTTTCATCAACGATGACACGGTGGACGGTGTTGTCCAAGACCCGAGCAATATCAAGAGGATTGCATAATGGCTGCCGAGAAAGTCGTAGAGATTGAAGACGAAGACGATTTCGAACTCGAAATCGAGGACGATACCCCTGAAGAAGATCGCGGCCGATCAAAGGCGTCACTTGACGATGATGATAACGACGAGATTGATGACGAGGAAATGAAGCAATTTTCCTCTGGCGCCGCCAAGAGGATTAAGACGCTCACTCGTCAAAAGCATGATCAGCGCCGACTAGCTGAGGCCAGGGAGCGAGAGCTCCAACAAGCGGCCAGTGAAATTACCCGGCTCCGTGGGCAACTCAATGGAGCCGCAAAACACGTTGTAGGCGCCAGCAAAGGCAAGATCGAAAGCGACCTTGCTGAGGTCAAGAAGCAGCTGGCAGAGGCTATCGAGACCGGCGACGGCGCCAAGGTTGCCGAGCTATCAGAGAAGGTTGCGGCCACCCGCAACCAGCTTGATGGGGCTCTTCACGCCGAAAAGCGTCTGGAACAAAACGAGAACGAACAGCAAGATCAAGTCGATCCGAACGACCAAAGCAAGTGGCCCAAGACCCGCCAAAAGTGGGCCGACGCCAACAAGGGTTGGTTCCACAAAGACAAGAAGATGACAGGCTTTGTCTATGGCCTGCATCAAGAGTTGATCGAGGATGAGGGCATAGCCCCTGATTCTAAAGAATATTATGAGCGCATTGATGAGGCGATGCGGGAGAACTTCCCCAAATACTTCAAGGACCGTGACGATGACTTTGAGGACGACGAAGAGGAGGAAGAGACACCTCGCCGGCCGCAGCGCGCCGAATCTCGGGCTGCCCCAGTGAATGATGGTGGTAGCCGCGGGGGCGGCGGGGGCGGCAAGAAGAAGGTCTACAAGTTGAAGCAAAGTCAACTTGATCTTTGCAAGCGTCTCGGCATTGAACCCAAAGAATACATCGCACAGCAGATTGAAATGGAGAAGAACAATGGCCGGTCGTAAACTTGAAGGCCCTGAAGTTGACGAGCCTGTACTGGGCGATCAACTTAAAAAGATTGCAGAAACACTTGACAAGCAGAGGGCTCAGTCTCTAGATCAACCTCAGTCTTCAGGTCGGGCGAGCGCCGCACGCGCTCCACGCCAGGATCGGGAGATGGAAACACGAGAGGCCGATGCTGCTCCGCTATCCTGGAGGCCGGCCGATGTGCTACCCGACCCGCCGCAAAAAGAAGGCTGGGTCCATCGGTGGGTCCGCGGCTCAACGCGCGGCGAAATAGACACCGTGAACATGGCTAAAGCCATGCGTGAAGGTTGGAGGCCCTGCGTGGCTGACGACTATCCTGAGATTTCCCTTGCGATGTACAACAAAGGTGAATCTGTCGGAACGATTGAGTTCGGCGGTTTGATCTTGTGCCGCATGCCCAAGGAAATGGCTGATGCTCGTAATCGCTATTACGAGGAGATGTCTCTCAGACAGATCAATTCGATTAACACCCGCCTCCGTGAAGAACAAGACACGGAAAACCGGGTCCGATATGAAAACGAAAGTTTGCATAGGGAACAACGATTTACTGGCAATCGTCGCTAGTAAAGTTCGGAGAACAAAATGGCAACGTCACTTACTCCGTATGGCCTCCGGCCCGCCTACCGTCTCGGTAGCGGCGCTTCGAGCGTCCTCGGTTTCAGCATGTATAAAATCTACAACGCAGAGACGTATGCCATCTTCAACGGTGACCCCGTTAAGCTGATTGCTTCGTCTACTGGCCGTGGTCACATTCAAACGCTGAACACGACCCTGACGGCGACGACTGTAACGTCAAGCGGCACGCCGATTGGCGTCTTTGCCGGCGTTCAGTATACCGGTCCCGTGGACGGTAAGTGGCTCCAGCGTCACTACTACCCCGGCGCGATCACGTCCGCTAAGGACGATATCTACGCCATGGTCTACGACGATCCGGATTTGGTCTACCGCGTTACTGCGGATGGCACCCTTCCGGCAACGGCTCTGGGCTGTAACGCATCCCTGATCCAGACGGCAGTGGGCAGCACGGCTACGGGCAACTCAGGCCTGTCTCTCCAAGCCTCGTCCATCGCGAACACGGCTACCCTTCCGCTTCGTATCGTTGGCTTCGTCAACGATGGTCGCAGCACGGTGGGCGACACCTATACCGAATGTTACGTGCGACTCAACACGCACTTCCATCGCCAGACCACTGGCGTTGCGGCCTCGTAAGGGAGAAGCTTAAATGGCTGGTGCAGTTTCACGCGCACAACTCCTCCGGGAGCTTGAACCAGGACTGAACGCTCTGTTCGGCATGGAATACAAGCGCTATCCGGAGCAACACAAACTCGTCTATGACGTTTTCAACTCTGATCGCAGCTTTGAAGAAGAGCTTCGCGTGACGGGTCTTGGTCTGGCGCAAGTCACGAACGAAGGCTTCGGTGTTCCTTGGGACACGATGCAAGAGAGTTACGTGGCTCGCTGGAACCACGAGACGGTCAAGCTGGGCTTCCAGATCACCGAAGAAGCGATGGAGGACAACCTCTATCAATCGCTTTCCGAGCGTGGTACGCGATCCCTGGCTCGTTCCTTCGCGGAAACGAAGCAGATCAAGGCGATGGTTCCGCTGAACCTGGGCTTCACGTCCTACACGACCGCGGATAGCCAATACGCTTTCGACACAGACCACAATCTGGTCAATGGCGGCACTAACTCGAATCGGCCGAATGCCGGCGCGGACCTCAACGAGACTTCGCTGGAAGCAGCGATTATCGCGATGTCCGTCTGGACTGACGACCGCGGCTTGCTGATCAATGCTCGCCCGCAACGTCTGATCATCCCGGCGGCTCTCGAGTTCACCGCGGAACGTATCCTGAAGACCGAGCAGCGTCCCGGCACGATGGATAATGACATCAACGCGATCCGTTCGCGTGGTCGCATCCCGGGCGGCTTCGACGTGATCAACTACTTGACGGACACCAACGCTTGGTTCCTCAAGACGGACATCTCGAACGGCTACAAGATGTTCCAACGCATTGGTCTCAAGAAGGGTATGGAAGGCGACTTCGACACCGGCAACGTGAAGTACAAAGCTCGCGAACGCTATAGCTTCGGCATTGCGGACCCGCTTGGCATGTACGGCTCACCCGGCGCTTCGTAAGGACTTAAGGGGAGGCCCTAAAAAGCCTCCCCAAACCTTCTAAGGATTCTCAATGAGCACGACCAATGACACAATCACCGCAGCTGGCTTTGTCGGCCCGCTGACTGGTAACGTGACGGGCAATGTGACGGGCAACGTCACCGGTAACGTGACGGCTGGTCACTCTGACCTTGCTGAAACTGGCGTCATCACTGGCACTGTTGCTGATGGCGTTGTGGCCGGCGTCTCGCTGGCCCCGACCTACAGCGCGGCCACGGCCCAAACCGTCACTCGCCACAATTACATCAAGTGCGTTTCACCCGTCCTGGCTGGCGCAGGTCCGGCAGCCGTCACTGACGCTGCCCTGGCTTGGTTTAATGCCGCGGCCGGCACGCACAAAGCAGTTGATGGCGCAACGACCAAGACGACTCCTGGTGGCGTCGGCGCTTGGATTAAGTACAACGTGAACGGCACTATCATGTATTGCCCGCTCTATGCTTCGAAGACGGCTTAACGGGAGGCTCTCATGGGTCGCCCCGTTACGCTAACAACTACTGATGCGTCTGGAGCCGCTACAACCAGTGCAGTTTTTCGTCCCGACCTATACCGCACCCCATTTAACCTGGGGTTTGGTATAGTAAAAACTGGTACGGTAAACTTTACTGTGCAGCATACATTCGATGATGTATGGGCAGATAACTTCAATCCGGCTACTGCAACGTGGTTCAATCATGCTTCGGTTGCAGCCGCTACGGCTAATGCCGATGGCAATTACGCTTATCCTTGTCGCGGTGTCAGACTTGTTCAAAACTCTGGCTCCGGTAGTTGCCGGATGACCATCATTCAGGCTGACTGATCATGAGTCTATCAGGTTCATTCAGCGGTGTTGGTGGGGATGTTGGGCAGTTACTCGCCCTCTTGTCTAGCGACTCCGCGTTTACCGAAAAGCTGAAACAACTAACCGAGGCAGAGGCAGCTGCGAGGGCTGTTATTGATGTTGTTGGACCTGCCGAGTCTATTCCAGTCCTGCATGAAAAGGCGAAGTCAGAACTGGCTCTGGCGGTAGAAGCTCGAGAGAAAGCCGCCTCTGAGGCGGCGACAGTTATCGAACAGGCAAAGGCCGAGGCCTCTGCCATTATTTCTGAAGCGCAAGCTGCTGCCGATAGGATCAAGAAAGATTCCGCCAGTCTCTTGACCAGCACAGAGCTTTCCGCAGCAGGAAAGCTGCGAGAGGCAGATTCTGTTTTGGATCGAGCCAATACAAAAATGCGGGCCATCGAAGATGAACTCGCGAGAGCTGCGTCGGCTACGGCCGCGGCTCAACAGAAGGAGGTTGCCTATCTAGAGGCAGCTAAGGCTGCTGATGAGGTTAAAGCTAAATTTAATTCCTTGGTTTCTGAGACCAAAAAAGTCTGGGGCATCTTGTGAGCAAGAGTAATACCTTCGAGAATGAGCTCTTGCTCCACATTTTTAACAATAGTGACATTGCTTTGATTGGCGATGCTACAGGCCTTCGTGGTTCATCGACGGCGGGTTCGCTCTATGTGGCGCTCCACACCGCAGACCCCGGCGAAGCTGGCACGGCTGCCACAAGCGAATGTGCTTACACCTCGTATGCGCGTGTGGCTGTGGCGCGCTCAGGCGCAGGCTGGACGGTCTCTGGGAACGCTGTAACTAACGCAGCCCTCATCCAGTTTCCACAATGTACGGGCGGCTCCGAGACGGTGACTTACTTCTCCATCACCCCCTCATCGAGCGGCAGCTCAAAGATACTCTATAGCGGCGCGCTCTCGGCGTCGCTGGCTGTCAGTTCTGGTATTCAGCCGCAATTCGGCGCAGGCGAGCTCGACGGCACGGAGGACTAAAGTCCGATGCCAGCCAATGTCGCGTCAATCATTGAGGCCCACAATGCGGGCCAGACCCACTATCGCACATGGCGTAAGGTGCCGACGCAGACGACCGGCTCCGGCATTTGGTTTGACCTCTCGCTCTCGCCGGGCAACCCGGTCCCGCAATATTACGCCGCCGCTCCCCTCGCCGCGATTGCGTTAGCGCGCTCAACCGATGGCGGCTTAGATCACGGCCCCAACGTCTCGCCCTACACCAAGCACCTGCACAAGTTCATGGCGATGACGCAGACGGCGACAGCCGTCCCACTGCCCATCATCATCTGCGATTACCTGCTCTACTACCCGTTCGTCGCGATGGATGCGGGCGATCAGACGATGACCAATGTCGTCACGATACCCCGTTACACAAATGGGGATGGCGTTGAAATCATGGCTGTTGAGGTTGCAGCTCAGGTTGGCGGCGCTCAGTTTTATGTCACCTACACTAACAGCAGCGGTGTTTCAGGCAGAGTTTCAGCGACGGTGACGTGCAATGCACAAACCGTCAATGGAACTATTATCACCAGTGCGCCAACAACGGCAGGCACGGCCGGACCGTTCATACCGTTGCAGCAGGGTGACAGTGGTGTACGTTCAATTGAGAGCGTGACCTTTCTTTCTGGTGACGTTGGTCTTATTGCGCTTGTCTTAGTCAAGCCTCTGGCAAGCCATTCCATTTACGACATAACAGCGCCGGTTGAAGTGGATTTCTTGATTGATCGCAGCACCCTGCCAATCATAAAGGATGATGCTTATCTCAATCTGATCGTTCATCCTTCCGGCACGCTCGCTGCCGCCCCCTTCAATGGGGAAATACAGACGTTTTGGAGCTAGAGCATGGCCGGTTTTACGTCGCAAGACGACCTCATCAACCAGATCACCACCAACAGCAAATTCTACCGCGCTGATTGGAATAAGCTGATGAACCCAACTGCTGCGGCGGTTGCGGGCGAATGGCATTCGCTGGCGCGCGGCGCAGGCTCACCCCAAGCAGATGCGATCTTTAATGCGGGCACCGCGCTTGTTCATCAGCAAGTCTTTGATGTCACCACCAACGGCGGCGGCATGTATCACGGCGGCAACGTTGGCGCGACGGGCGCTGACTTCAAAACGGTGCTCAACGCTTCTGCGTTTAGTGCAGCCGCGACCACGATGCCAGCGGTGGCTATGCTGATTGACGTGCTGGCCTTTATTCGCGTGACTGCTGTCACCACGACTACAGCCCAGACAGTCATTAACTCCAACACGTTTACCGCGTCCTCGTCATCGGGCCTGCTGCTCACCTACACCAACGACTTTAACAACCTCTCGAAAGTGCGCTTCACCAACTCGGGTGGCGCACTGCCAACGGGCCTGTCTATAAACACTGATTATTGGCTTATCCGTGTTTCAGCTACCACAGCTCGCGTGGCGACCACGTTTGCCAACGCCATTGCCGGTACAGCCATTGCCTTCAACGCCACGGCTCTGGGCGCAGGCACGCCGAACTTGACGCTGCCGAGCTACACCAACGCCGCTGGCACCGCTTCGCGCGCAACTCCTTCGACGCCATCCCCGCCTATTGGTAAGACAGCCGCAACCAACAGCCATATCCTTTATTCCGGTGCGACTGGCACGGGCAAGATGGGGCCGTTCGTTCCGCTGCAATCTGGCGACGCTGGTATTCAATCCATTCAAACCTTGCAGAACTCAACCTCGTATGTGTCAGGCGAATATTCGGTGGCGCTCTGCAAACCGATCCTAACGTTGCCGATGACGACATTGGGCGTTGCGGCAGAGCGCGAGTTTGTCTCGCAGCTTCCGAGCTTCCCGCGCGTTTATGATGGCGCGGCGCTCTATTGGTTGCTCTATTCGGGCGCGGCGACCCCAGCGAACTCCGCCTTCTATGGTCACGTCGATTTCGGTTGGAGCTAAGCTTTGGCCCTCATCGGCAACTACAACGTCTTCAACAAGTCCGCTGGCCGTTGGCTGGCGGGCTCGACGGTTGCCGGTGCGTCCAATGCTTATTGCCGGTCTAACTACAATCGCAATTCTGATTGGCGTAAGTTCTCGCTGCAAGAGCGCAGCACGCCATCCACGATTCTGAGGTTTGCGTCTAAGCCTGATGGCTATGGCGCGACCGGCTGGGCGCTGCCAACGCGCGCAGGCGCAATAGCGGCTAGAAATCGCGCGGCTGGCGTTGGAGCGTTTACCGGAGCAATGGCGTCTGGTCGGGCTCTGGTTGGCGTCTTTGCGGGCGTTGCGGCATTTACGGCAACTGGCGCGCTGGTTGTTAGCGGTACGGGCGTCTTTGCGGGCGTTGCGGCGTTCACCGGCAACATCATCGCAGCCCTTGCTGCAAGCGGGACCACAGCAGGTGTAGCAGCCTTCTCCGGCACAGCCACCGCTATAGGCAACATGTCAGGCTCGTTCTCTGCAAGCGCCAGTTTCACAGCCACACGCTATGGGACTGGATCAATGTCAGGTTCGTTCGCGCCAGCGATCACGGTTGAGCTAGACAATTTCAGTAATTACCTGCTGGATGAGCAAGACATCGAAACCGGGCTTACCATGCGTCAAGCGCTACGGCTTATTGCGGCGGCTACGGCTGGTAAGG